CGAAAAAACATCTGGGGAAATACAACAACCAGAAGAAGAAATGATGGGAACAGGAGAATTCTAATGGAAGATAGCACGAAAGATATGTTTTCAGCACTAATGAAAGACAATGCTAATGAATTTTCGGGAGCATTTGATTCTGCTATTAAAAGTCGAATTGCTGATAAATTCTTAGAAAAAAATCATAAAATTTCTAATAGTATTTTGCAAAACGATTCTGTAGACAAAGAAGTAAAAGAAGCATATGGAAGAACTTCTGCAAAAAATTACAATTTCAAATCTCCTATGGACGCAAAAAAGTATTATCAAGCAGCATTAAAAGCGGGTGCTACTAGAAAAGGTGTTACTTTAAAAGGAAAACAAGTAACAATTGGTGATTTGCCAGATGCCGATTTGGAAGAATTGCTTTATTTTCTTGCAAAAGATATGAAAGCGGTTATCAAAGAAGAAACAAATAATGTTTCTAGAATTTTACAGGAAATAATATTAACAGAAGAACCTATGAAGGTTCTTTTAAATGATGATTCTTCAGTGAAAATTTCTTTAAATGATGCAAAATGTCTTGTTGCCGTACACGATAACCTACATAAAGATAACCAAAACAAAATGAGGTATTCATTAACAGAATCTAAAGAAGAATTTAATAAAATAATGAATTTCTCTAAGAATATAACAGTATCTTAAAAGAGGAAAACTAATGTCAACAAAAGAAATAATAAGTAATATATTAGAAGAAAATCCATTTGGTGCTAAAGATCGCATTGAAAGTGTTCTTTATAATAAAATGGCTTCTTGTTTAGAAGAAAAAAGAAAAGAAAAGTATTCTAAAGATACTGAAAAAGATGATGATGGTGAAGGATTAGATCCTGTTGGTGCTGAAGATGATGATGTTGATAATGATGGCGATTCGGATGAGTCTGATGAATATTTAAAAAATCGAAGAAATGTTGTAACTAAAAAGGTTAAGGAAGTATCCGAAAGTCTTAAAGAAGATGATTTGAATGAAGCACTACCTCTTTTAGGAATAGCAGCAAGATTCCTTGCTAAAAAGGCTGTAAAAGGACTTGCAAAAGTTGGTGGTAGAATGTTAAAAGGTGCAGGAAGGAAAATTGCGGGTCTTTACGGGAGCGGTGCTGGTGGAGCAAGTGATGGGGGTGGTGCAGCATCATCCACACCAACACCAGTGCGGGTGGTGTAGGACAAGAAATACATATAACGCGAGATAAGAACATCAAATCAAAAGAGGAAAAATTAATAAAATGAAACTTATCACAGAAATGACAGAAGATATTGAGTATCTTGTTGAAGAAGATAAAGATACTGGGAAAAAGAACCATTATATTCAAGGAATCTTTATGCAAGCCGAGCAAAAGAACCGTAATGGTAGAATTTATCCACTTCCAATTTTAGAAAAAGAAGTAGGTAGATATAGTAATGATTTTGTCAACAAGAATCGTGCATTGGGTGAACTTAATCATCCACAAGGGCCTACTGTAAATCTTGATAGAGTTTCTCATATGATCAAAGAACTTAAGGTTGATGGTAATAATGTAACCGGAAAAGCAAAACTTCTTGATACCCCTATGGGAAATATTGCTAAAAATCTTGTTAGTGAGGGCGCACAACTTGGTGTTTCTTCCCGAGGAATGGGTTCTCTTGAAGAAAAAGACGGCGCAAATTATGTTAAAGATGATTTTATGCTTTCTGCTGTAGATATTGTTGCAGATCCTTCTGCTCCTAATGCATTTGTAAATGGTATTATGGAAGGAAAAGAATGGATCTGGGACAACGGAATCATTCGTGAAAAGCATATAAATGAATATTGTCAGGCTATTAAAAAGACTTCTAAAATTGATTTAGAAGAAAGGGCTTTATTTCTGTTCAAAAATTTTATGTCAAAAGTTTAATTATTATAAATAAATTTTGACAGGTATACTTTAAAGGAGATTTTCCACAATGGAGAATAGAGAAACAATAGAAGAGCAAATGGTAGAAAATACAGAAGACTCTTTTGTGGATTCCATCGCAGAGTTTATTTCTAACAACCACGGGATAAATGAAATGAATAAAACATATGATATTGATGAGGCTGCCAAAAAGGGTGATGTCTATGATGCATCCGGCAAAGGTGATTTTGACACCACAGGTAAAGGTACTGAGGGTGAACAAGAAGCAGAGGATGAAATTTCTGTATCTGATCAAAAGAAAAATAAGAAAACTATAGAACCGAAATCATCTGCTGCATCCAAATCTCAGACAGAAGAGCATCTTTCTGCTTTGTTCGACGGAGAAGAATTATCCGAAGAATTTATGAGTAAGGCTTCCACCATTTTTGAGGCTGCAATTAATGAACGAGTTACAGTAATTGAAAATGAAATTATAGAGCATTATACAGAGCAACTGACACTTCAGGTTGAAAGTGCTGTTAGCGATTTATCCGAGAAATTGGATGATTATCTTGGGTATGTTGTTGATGAGTGGGTAAAAGAAAATGAACTCGCTATTGAACGAGGCATTAAAGCCGATGTTACAGAAAACTTCATAAATGGACTTAAAGAACTCTTTGAAAATTGCTATATTGATATTCCTAATGAGAAGTATGATCTTCTCGATGGACTTTTTGAGTCTAATGAAGTTATGGAAAATAACTTAAATGAAGAAATCCAGAAAAATATTGAACTCAGGAAAGAATTAATTTCTCACCGTTGCGGCGAGGTCTTCGTTGAGGAAGCAAGCGGACTTGCTGATACTGAAATCGAACGATTTGCTTCTTTAGCAGATGGTATTGATTTTGAAGATGAAAATCAATATAGAGATAAATTAAAAATTCTAAAGGAAAGTTACTTCAATAGTGCAGTTGACGAAACATATACTGATGAAGTAGGAGAAGGTACAGGTACAGGTAATTCAACAGAATTGATAGTAGAAGAAGGCACACCTATGGACAGGTATGTTAATACACTTTCAAGGCAACTAAAAAATTGACATTTTCAATAATAAAATAACAGGAGAGAAATAATGTCAGAACTTAATGTAACACCATATGACCAATTAACAGAGAAGTGGGAGCCGGTTATCCAGCATCCTGATCTTCCTGTAATTGAGAATTCATATAAAAGAAAAGTAACAGCATGTTTGCTGGAAAATCAAGAGCGTGCATTACGCGAGCAATATTTAACTGAAGCAACCCCCCTCAACCAAACAGGCGGTGGTTTTAGTGTTAGTGCTGCTGCAAGTGCAACAGGAAATCTTGCTGGTTATGATCCGATCTTAATCAGTCTTGTTCGTCGTTCAATGCCCAACCTTATGGCATATGATATTGCTGGCGTGCAGCCTATGAGCGCACCAACCGGACTTATCTTTGCTATGCGTGCCAAGTATGATAGTCAGACTGGCCCGGAGGCTCTTTATCAGGAAGCACTTGCTAAGTTTGCTGGTACTGGTAACACATCCGCGACTGCTGCTGCTCATGCAACCGCAGGTATTGACCCAACCAGTGCCCCCGCACTTGCTAACTTTAGAGCAATTCTAACGGCATCTGCTGAAGGTCTTGGCGATTCAATGACATTTAAGGAGATGGCATTTAGCATTGAACGAGTTGCAGTCGAAGCACGAACTCGCGCTCTCAAAGCCGAGTATACGACTGAACTTGCTCAGGATCTCAAGGCTGTTCATGGACTCGATGCAGAGACTGAACTTGCTAATATTCTTAGCACTGAGATTCTTGCGGAAATTAACCGTGAACTCTTGCATGTCATTTATAAGAGTGCAGTTACGGGCGCACAGCAAAGTGATATTGATAGTTCCGGTACTTACGACTTGAATCTTGACTCTGATGGTCGTTGGAGTGCAGAACGCTTCCGTGGACTTATGTTCCAACTTGAGCGTGAATGTAATGTCATCGCTAAAGAAACTCGTCGAGGTAAAGGTAACTTCGTGATTTGCTCTGCTGATGTTGCTTCAGCACTGGCAATGGGTGGTTTCCTTAATATCTCGCCAGCACTTAATGTCAATCTTGATGTTGATGATACTGGCAACACATTCGTTGGTACACTCAACGGTAAGATGAAAGTGTATATTGACCCATACGCTAAATCAACTGTTGACTTCGCCGTTGTTGGTTATAGGGGTAGCAATCCTTATGATGCGGGTATTTTCTATTGTCCTTATGTACCACTTCAG